TTGCAAAGCAGGTGTAATAAAACCACCCAGCGTTGCTCCCAGCCTCTTCAACTGGTCATTGAAGTTGGACACGGCGCCAATCATTGTGCCCATCATGGCTTCGTTTGCGCCACCATATTTCCTCTGTATTGTTTCCAGCAACGCCCACTGCATCTTGGCACGGTCAACAACCTGACCCTGTGCGTTGATAGCGGCGCCAGCGAATTCCCGCACCTCCTCCTTAGTAATATCGAAGGTGTTGCGGAGCCGACGGAATTCTCCGTGCATTGCGTCAACGAAAGCACGCGAAGCAGAAGCAATGTCCACACCATCCTGGTTGATAGCAGCAGCCAAGTCACCCATCGGATGGATGAGCGAGGTCACATCATAACCAGCAACCGTAAGCACACGACCTGCTTCCAAAACTTCTGTCAAGCTATATCTGATGAGGGGGGCTTGGTCACGAAGATATTCAACCATCTTGCCAGCAGTTTCCATCGAGCCAGTCATCTTCTCAAAAGCCCGCCTCGTAGAATCAATCAGCGTAGCTTCATCAGATAGCTTCTTGATAGCCATGACACCAACGCCAGTGGCAACAGCAGCCTGCATCATCATTTCACGCATGGGAATAGCAGCCATCGTGAACTTCCACATCATCAGCGATGCGCGGTCAAAGCGAGTGGCTAGCATATCGAGAGATTTGTTGCCTGTGGTGAGGGACATGGCGGCACGGCGAAAGCCACGCTCCATGCGGCCAATCTGCTTCTCCAACTCTTCAAATGTCTTACCGGCGAACATACCACTGCGGGTAGTTTGGTTGAGGCCTTGAGCCATCTTGTTGGTTGCTTGTTTATTTCTGGCAGCAGCATTGGATACCTTATTTACAGCACCACCAGTTTTCCCAAACGCACCTTGAAGTTGTTTCAAGGCAGCCTCTAGGTTAGCTTTTTGAACAGTAAACTTGGTGATTACGGTATCTTCAAACGCCATTGGCACCACCTACCACTTGTACTTCTCGTTCATTTCTTCCTGTGTAAGCATTACTTTGTGTTTGCCCATCTTCTCAACCCACTTGTGCTCCATTGCGCTTATTTCTTCATCTGTCTTTTCACTTTTTGGCAACACTGCTGTCATGAAGCCTGCGGGTGTCGAATACGAACCATCACTTGATTGGAAATTTACGCCGCCGTCTTCTGGCGCAGCGTCCTCCATATGACGTTCAACAACACCCTGCTTATCTGTATAAATACTGCCGCAGATAAAACACTCCCTCGGTTGCACTTGCGACTTATCAACGCAATCAGGGCATATGTTTTGCGACTTATTCTTTATTCTGTGATAAGCCAGCAACTCCTTGCACTGAGCGGGCGACAGCGACAACTGAGATGGCAAAACGCCCAAATGCTCAATGCAAGCGTCGCATAGTTCATATATTAGAGGCTGGCTTAGAAAAAACCCTCCAAGCCTTGTGCCAAATCCTCCATGTGGGAGACCTTCTGGCACTCTTCTAGGATAGCCTGATATAGCGCACTGTCAGATGCTTTCAGCGCTGCTAAAGCAGCATTATCAAGTTGTGGCAGAACGACAGCGGACTGCACCACCGCATCACCCATAGCCTCAACAAACGCCGCCTTGTCTCCATCTGCACCCATAGCAGCCAACCCAGCAGTTGAAAGTTTGTAGAGTGTGTTCATGTCTGCTGGCGCAATCTTGAACCACCTATCAGTACCAGGCACCTCGAAATCCACCGCATTCTCAACGCGGTCTTTTTCCCACTGCTTGACATCATCTACGGTGGCATACTGCTTTTGCGGCTGGGCGTCCTCACTATCATCCTGTATTACTCTGGCTGCTTCGTTTATTGCTTCTTCGTCCGTTACGAGTTCTCCATCTACAAGAGCCTCAAACTTCACGCCATCATCTTCTGTGCTTTCCACGTCTTCACTCATCATCCTGCTCCTTCACCGTTATTGTTGGGACCTCATCGAATACTAACGTCACTTTCTCCTGCATAGGATTGTCCATGACATACTCAACATCATCAATCTCTGCGTTACCAACCAACTCAAATCCCGTATTGACAATATGCACACCTACTGTTTCTCCAGTGCGATGGATAAACCGTGGCGCAACGCCATCCACCAACTTCTCGAAATAGAGAACAGGCTTTATCCCATCGGGCCAATTATTCATAGAAAGAGATATAGACTGGAAAATCTTCGTCAAATCAACATCATCAACAGTAAAGAGTTCCACATCTTCTTTTGCTGTATGGCGATGAACTTGCAACAGCCACTCAGCTTTTGCAGCTTCCGTATTTACCAACGAAGATATTTTCCCTTTCCACAACATTAGGTCAGCGTGAGTAAATCCTTCTTCCATACGCTCAACCTGCTCGTCCATCTCTTCCATCTCGGAAACACCATTTGTATCTTCAGACATCTTCCTACCCCCCGTCTTGTATTATAGTACATGCGGTTTAGCACTCAACGTGTTCAAAAAGAACACGTATTTGCGCTTAACTACCGATTATGAGAATGTCATAGTTGGCGCAGTCAGTCCTGCGCTAACTACCGTACATTCCTCTGTCATAGGATTGTCACCAGTCAGTGGCGCACCAGTAATCATCCCAGAACCTACGAAGTTAAACGTAGTACAGGAAATCGACACAACAATTACACCCGCGCTAATGCACGATGCTATGAACTTAGGGGTTGCATTGAGCAAGCTAGTAACGCGCAGGCTCCAATCGAGTGTACCAAATTCCCTTGCTTTCCACGTATCCTGTGCTGCTCCCACATCTATTTCATCAGCAGTAACATCCAGCGTGAAATTCTGGAACAAAGCCAGGACATCACCGCCATCAACGTTTACAACTTTTACATCTTCTTTGGCTGTCCAACGCCCAGTAATTGCAGCCATTTAGATTCCTCCTCATGGGCGAAGCGCAACATATCACTCCTGCCCTGGTCTTGTATTGCACTAGGAGCTTGCTGCAAGCTAGCGCTCCTGCCATGCTCAAAGGCAACGGGGCTACACCACGAATCCCACCCCGTATACCAAGCTCTCATGCAATACTGCGAATCAGAACTATAGAGGAAGTATGTTTCATCCAGCAAGCCTATATCTTTTATCATATCTACCCTCAGCGCAACGACTGCGAACGTTACCCAAGGGCACCAATGTGGCTTAGTATAATTTGCAGTATCATGTGTAAAATGCGTAGCGCATAAACCTTCCTTTGACACAATTGATATGTTTTCTGTTACAGGATACAACACCGGCCAAAGACGTAACGTTTGTTGCGGTGTAACTTGTCCACCAGAGTGAATAACTTCACCATTGGGCATGACTAATCTTGCACCAATTATACCACATGTTTCCATCGACGCAAGGGGTTCTGCCAGTTTTTTGTCCCATTTTTCTGGACATCTTACATCAGGATTGACAATGAAGATAAATTCGTCAACACCTTTGTCCAAAAGGTGACGCAGCCCTTGGTTGATTCCTGCTGAATATCCCACGTTTTCTTCATTGCGGTGAACAGGGATTCCCACATCATCAAGCAACTTAACGGTGTCATCCGTGCTGGCGTTGTCAATGACGTGTGCTATAATAGGAAGCGAGACGTTATCAACCAAACTGTTCCACTTGCCATGCCGAATCTCTTTGGCTGAGTTGAACGTAAGGTAAACGAGACCATTCATCCCTCAAGCAACACCCGCCCCTCAGCATCTTGCTTCTGAATCTTCAGCGTTTTCTTCACGCCATTGACCTCAACCGAGATTTCATCCAAACCATGTGTGCCCCCAATCAGGGCAAGCATCGTCAGTTCATCGTCATCTGGCATGTGGTCAAGCACTAGGTTGCGCATCGTTATGCACCTCCATCATTTTGGCTACAATGTCATCTGGCCTCAACTTCAGCATTGCTTCACACCATCTGCCTTCACAAGGTGGTATCCCTTCGATAGTATTGCATGGGCAACAATCCATCTGCCCTTGTAAATACGAAACAGATGGATAATATTGTGTACGTTTAGCTCCATCTGTGCGCCCGAATATAGCTAACGTTGGAATGTCCAACGCTCCAGCAATGTGCATAGCAGCAGTATCTACTGTGAGCACTGCGTCCATACAATCCATAAAAGCTATGAACATTCCCAGCGTCGTTAGGTTTCCACACATATCGTGCATGTGTTCTGGTGGCCCAACTTTGGTATTATCGTCACCTACGAAAGTGAGGCGGTCATTGGGGGCACCGAGAACATACACATCACATCCGTATTCTTCTACGAGTCCCACTCCGATAATGCCAATAAACTGAGTAGGCAACGAGCGATAGTGGTCTGCCGAACCTGCTTGTAATGCGATAGCAGTTCTCCCTGGCGTAACGTATGTCTCCACCAGAACATCACGCATTGCATTATCAACTATCAAATCTGCCCCTCTTTGAGGCGGGGCTATCTGTAGGTATTCAGCGAACGTATCAGACAATTCCCGCTCAATACTTTGCCTATCCAATTCTGCCACATTCACCCAAGCATCATAATACTCACCAATATCCTGGCGTATCGGATAATCCCAAAGGTGGTCAAACCACGGGAACATAAGCGGCGAATCCGATTGCGCAGAAACAACGCCAATTTCCACATCTGGATACTTGTACTTGAAATCTTCTAAGCAAGGATTGAGTGAGATTATATCACCTATCCCGCCTGGAAAAAACAGCAGCAACCTTTTTGTTTTGCCTGGCACAAACGGGCGCAAAGGCATTTCATCGAACTTAGCAAGCGGGTCAAGCAGCGCCAACTTTTCTGCGATAATTTGTGTGGCTAGATAGGGAACTCCTTCATCAAGGATGCCAAAAGCACCTATCACTCCGCCTCTTGGAACTGGTGTTGCAAACGACTGCGACGTTACCATCTTGAACAATGGCCTGTGTGGAACCATCACTTCCTCCTAAATCCTATGTTTTGTAACAGCCCTGTTTGGAAGTAACCGAGCAACGTCCGATAACTACTGGCAAGCCACTTGCCGAATGGCCGAGGCACCATTGCCCTTTGTTTTGCTCCCGTTTTTGTCTGGACCGTACTTGTCCACCCAGTTCTCAGAAGTTTGGGCAGCGGACCCTCTGGCGTTGTTCCGTAAGGGTCCATCTTAGCATCTGTAACCAAGTTGAATGTGGTGGAACCGCCTTCAAACGACAAGTCAATATGCGACTGTTTATACATACCACCGCCAGACCTGCCACCTAAAAACTCCTGCGGGTTTACTATCTTTGGGTCAAAACCACCATGCGGCCCATACATCCCGTGTCCTTCTCTAGCAAAATACGCTTGCTGCTTCTTCAAACTCTGTGTGCCCATCAGTAATTGCCGATACAAAGCCATGCGAACTGCCTTCGTGATGTCTGCGGTAACAGCAGCGCCAAAGGGATTTGGTGAGCGCAACTTGCGAATCCGTTGCCCATATTCATTTGCTAATCTCTGCCAATCTGAAAGGTCGATAGTAATCATAACGCATCAACCCCAAACAGCTTTAGCGGCAAATCTGGTAGAAGCCATAGCGTAACGAGGATGCAGTGTTGTGAAAAGATGAGATATATCTGTATCCCCATCATTTCCAAGCCAGTCAACTGTTGTCAGATGAGATAGCCCTATTTTAGTAGATGCTGCGATATTGTCAACTATCTTGCAAATCATTGCCTGCGCTTCTTCTTTTGGCCTCTCGTCATTATCCACCCGCACCACTACATAAATGTGGCAGATGAAAGCACAGATATATTGGTTCCCCTCTATTGTTGGAGCCTGAGGCCATGCACCACCCATACGCTCAAGGTATACAGCTGGAAAATCACCAGTAGGGTCATCATCAAACGGCATCGGCGGCGGCCCCTCAACCTTTTGCTTCAACGTCAACGCATAAACTGCACCAGCACCAGGGGTTTCCGTAGCCGAATGGTTTGTGTAGAACCTTAAGCCCGCTGTTGCTGTTGGACTACCGATAATCTGATTTGTTACCTCGTACAACGATGCCATTCACACACCTCTACTGTATGGGCGCACGCTCAATTTTCATCTGATAATGGTCGGCTACCCAGTTGGTAGGATTTTTGAACAAGCGAGGCGGCTCCGCCACAACCCACACAACGCTAGTTTCATCATCCGTAATTTTATCTCCATATTCAATATCTGCGCCAGAGCCTATGAATAGCAAGTCATCCTGCGTCCCCACAGGCCCCATAAATCCCCACTCTATACCAGAAATAGCGGGTGCAAACAAGCATGGTTCATTGGTCAGCACCGCAACTGGTGTGGTATACGTCTCGTGGTCGGTCCACGGTATTCTTGTTGAACTGCATGTGTCTGGCGTTGGAGGCTGCATCCAGTCTAGCTCCTCTGCGCAATATAGCTGTCAGCAAGCCGAAGTATCACATTGCCTAATTCACTTTTTGCATGGGCGGCCATTACTAGTGCGGCTTTCCCATCAACGGTATAATTTCCCGCCTTCCAACCACCAGTTAGAATTCTCTTGTTGGCAACCGATTGCATTGCTGTGTAAAACACCAAGTCCTCAAATAACTGGTCTGCAACAGTATCCAAATCCGCCAGTGATTTAGCAGTGGCGTAATATACAGCAACTTTATTGCCTGCTGTGCCTGGCTCAGGTATTAGATAAATTTCATCATTGATTATCTTCCAACTTCCGCCAAAAAACCTGTGCAATTGCGCCAACTGCCTATAGTGGATAAACAATTGCGAAGAATCATCAGCGGGCATGTTCTGTAACAATATCTCCGTGTACAAATCCTCCATAGAAGAAGACCAGTCAGGATTCCACGCAACGTCAATTATCCACAAAGCCGCAGAAGGCTTCGTGTAGTTTGGCTGGTCCTTCACAGTAGTCAATGAAGTTGTGCTTGTAGTCATTGTCAAGCTGGGGCGATAACTAGAATATCTGTTTACAGCAGATGTAATTAGCGTAGCCAAATTTACATCGCTAACATCTGTCGAAGAAATACCCCGCGCACGAACTGTGGCAATCAGTGTAGACTGGTCAAATGCACTCATGGTCTCATCTCCGCCCAAGTCTCAATGACCGCTTTGGTAAATTGCACCGCCATGTTGTGAATGGTAAAACCACTATAATTTCCCCGCACCTTCATATCACCATCGTAAGCCTGCTTCATCAACGCAACTAAATGCCCAATATTCGGTTCTGCCCACTTTGCGTTTTCCGACAACATACCCTTAGCCCGCACCATCTTCAAAACGTTCAACCCGTAGATGCCATTGTCATCTATGTAATCTGCAGGCCCAGACCAGTTAGTGGTAATTACTGGAGTTCCACAAGCAGCAGATTCTAGTTGCGGGATTCCCATTCCCTCGCCCCTGCTAGGTTGGACCAAGCAATCCATGTCATGGTAAAACTCGACAAGACGTTCCTTCTCCCAATCCTCATCAATCACACTAATCCTTGTGTCGTTTATCTCTGGCAACCATCTAGTATTTCTAGTCTTGATTGTCAGCGTTACATCATTACCGTTGGGAAAAGCAGCCACAAAAGCACGCACCAGCAAGTCAACGCCTTTTCTTTTCGACATCACACCAACGGAACCAAACTTAAACGTGTCTTCTTGATTTCTCGGTCTCCCCACAATCCGCTTGAATACATTCTCGTCATATCCAAAAGGAATAATCCGTATCCTTCGGTTATATTTGCCAAATATTCTGGCGCAATGCGTTGACGGAACCCAAACTTGGTCAGCCCTGCCAATATTACCGCGCCAAGTTTCTGGCACGCTATCTGTCTCAAACATTGTGTAGATAATCTTATGCTTTGTCTGCAGCGATTGCAGTAGCGGTGGAAATCCAAACAGGACACCCAGCCATCGCAATTTTGGCACAGATACAATCATGTCCTTAATGTCTTGTGCTATGTAATCCGGCACGTTGTTTGCCGCCGCCAAAAGCTCAAGCACTATCCTTTTGTCTTCACGCAATCTCCGCACTAATTCTATTGCACCCTGCGCGTATCCTGTGTATTTAGCAACAGGAATCCTCATTCTCAAAGGAACTCTATTCACAAAACCTCACCATTCTCCATAATTGTTACTACTTGCCAATACATTATACCACACGCACAAAAAAAGGCAAGGGCTGCGACACCCTTGCCATACGAAAAAATCAATAGACACATTACGCCTATTTAGTTCTTAATTCTATACCATTCTGCACAAACCGATTTGATAGCGTGGGATGTGTAATCCCAACCAGCTTTGACACCTTTCTCAAACTCATACCACCAGCGTATAATGTAACAGCCTCAGTAAAATCAAACTCTGTCCGATGTCTCTCTGATGCCCGCGCTTGCCAATCAACATCAATATCATAATACTGACAATGCCTTTTCACCGTAGCACGGTGAACGCCTAATTTCTCAGCAATATGTTCCTGCCCTAAACTCTTATCCGCAAGCAGTTCCCTAATCTTATTCTCAGGGATAGCATACTGTAGCCGCTCAGTTGCCATGCATTGCTTGTAAAGTTCGTGCTTTCTGTCCAGGTACACAGTGGCACCTTCGTACAAAAGTGATGCTACCTCCTGCGCCATACGCACACCGCCAAAAGCAACCCTGAATTTATGTTCTTTCTCTTGCCGCACTGTAGCGTTTGTTTCGATATGATTATGGTGGATAAAATCTAAAAATCCTTGTGGCATTTCAGCATTTCCAGCAGTTAGATAAATAGCCCATTGTGGTTTGCCATTGCTTGATGCGATATATGTTCCAATTGTTCCATCTCCGTCTACTACGCCACGCCAGAAATGGCGCATCAACTCATCAGCAATACCTACCGGAGGCTTCAGGACGAGAGATTTAGCAGGCACAACACCCCACTTAGCCAATGATGCACACATATATTTCCTGCCAACCTTCAATGTAGCCGATTCAACAGGCTTGTCAAACGACATCGACTGCCGTCTGACAACTGGGTGATTTGACGATAAAAAATCACGAAACTTGCGAACATGTTCAACATCACGATAGGCCAAGCCTAGTGTCAAAATACCATTACACACATTACCGTCAGCATAAATAAACCCCAACCAATATGCTGAATCTTCGTCGTTAATTTCATCAAACGCAGTTTTATCACATTTATATCGAATAGGTATACGTTCTGCGCCTACATTCCGCACATATTTCCAACACGTCATTACGCTATAACCAGTTGTGGATGCAACTTGCGTGTAACCCATCCCTCCTCGATAAAGTTGCACTATTTCCGCCTTAGCATCTTCAGAAATTGAAGGCTGCTCAGGCGGCCTTCGTCTTTCTATGCCGCATCTCTTAAGCACGGAAAGCCCTACGCCCTCAGAATAGCCATATTTTCCAGCAGCAACCCTTGCGCTTGCGCCTCCTTGATACGCCGCAACAATCTTAGTTTCAATGTCACTTGGGCACCGCGAAGGATGCGTATGTACAATTTCAACCCCTGCCGCACGCAAATATTTCCTGCAAGTGGCAACTTGATAACCTGTTTCTCTGCTGACTTCGACCACACTACCCTTTTCTTTGTACAACTCTATTATCCGCTCACGGTCTTCCACTGGAATGCCGCGCGACTGAAACTCAAGCCCAACCGCCCTCACGTACTTGTGACATGTTGGCTCACTGTACCCCGTTATTATAGCAACTTCAGGACACGTAAGACCATCATTACATAACTGAATCATCTTTTCACGAGACGCCTGCGATACCGGAGAACCCATTACTTACCTCCATAGCTTTATACATCTACACCACATTATAACACGCAAGCAAACAATTGTCAAGCACTAAGCAAAAAAAAGAGGCGAGGGGCGTTCCCCTCGCCTCTATACTCATTCAGCAACGGTCTAATCAAATGGCTCTGTACCAGTCTCACCCTGCGCAATCTCAAGCAACGCGAAGGCATCACCCTGCAAGCAGGCCATTGCATTCCGAGAACTGACGGACCGCAACAGGCGATTTTCAGCGGCTTCGCTCTGGAGGGGACTGTAGTATAATGGTATATATGGGGCAAACACGGCTCCGGCGTGCTTCCAGTCGTCTGGTTTGAAGCCGAAGAGCAGAGTATTATCCGTAAACCAGCTAGCCAAGTAAACGGTATAGTTTGGAGCGAATGTACCCATCCGTTTAAGGCCGAGGCCAAAACCACTATCTACTGGATTGGCTTCCGTGGTCCAGTCCTGCTTCATGCTCGCCAACATCCCGACTGCGAGGGTGTCACCGATAATCCAGTTTGCACCCGTATAGACCTTGGCACCAATATCTGCACTGGTGCGGTTGACCCACATGGACAGACCTTGATTGTACCATTCACCCTGAGAATTCCAATCGGTTGGCTTGGCTGTGCCATAAGTGTTTGTGGCAGCAGTTGCGCCAGCCCTCATGGTCTCCAAAAACTGCTCGTTGAGTTCTCTTGCAATTTCATTGACCGCTTCGTTGAGAAGCTCCTGTTGGGCGTCAAGCCCGTGTTGGGCTTTCAGGTCCTGTATGAGAACCGATGTAATGTTGTAATAGATGGATTTCTCAGTTGCGGTAATGTCCACTGTGTCGAAATCCATTGCAATCTGACTTTTCTCTGCGGCTTCTTCGTGATCCGCCCAAGTTGAGTCAAATGCACCAGAATCGTCCATATCCGACCCTGAATTATCTCCGCTAGCATATTCAAAGTCGAGGTAGTAGATAGTCCCCGTCTTCTGCTTGAGTGGCTGCACGCTCTGAATCTCATAAGGGATGAGTCTCGGAAAAAGCGAACGCACGAGCGGGAGAATATAAGGCTGCATGGTGCCAAGCGCAGTGCTCGTGGTGACAGCATCCTGCACGAAGCCCTGTTTCGTGCAGGCGTAGAAATACTGCGGATAAGCATCCCTATAGTTGTTGAGGATAGTGTTCATATTGTATGCGGGGTTAGACGGCACTGTCAGCCCCGTATCCTCGATACCCTCCATCAAGTCACGGAATACACCGTCCACGGTTTCGGGCCGGTCACGGCCTTCAACACTACCACTAAAGCTAGGCAGCCAGAACTTCTTCTGCTCATCCTGCTTACTAGTGACTCTACCCTGACCAGCGTATTTATCCTGCGTGGTGAGTGCGCTCAACTTCGGCGTCACTTCGGTGAGAGCTTCGGCGACCTGCTCGATGGTCTCACAACTATCAAAGTGCTTCCGCATCAGGAAAGCGACATCTTCGTTGCCTTCACTGAGCTTGGCGAGAGCGGTAGCTTTGGCGTCTGCGAGAGCCTGAGCTTTGTTGACAGCCTCGTGGGCAGCCATAACCTGGTCGGTAATAACACTCTGCGTCTGCGCCAACAGCTTCTCCCCTACCTGCTTGGCGATAGCATCCGTGTCTACCTGATATTCCTTCGGCTCAACGGCTACTTCAACCACTGCGGCTTCGACCACAGGCGGCGCAACCGGCGTCACAGCCTCCGGCGTCACAGCATCTTCCACAATCTCATCTGCAACTTCAGTTTTATCAGCCATTATAATGGCCTCCTCTTTCTCTGGTTGTTCGTCTTCATTGTCTTTTGTAAAGCTGACGGTTTGGGTTTGTGCCGCACCTCTGTCAACCACATCGCATCCATCCCAGACATAGTTGCGGATTTCATTGTACTCCTTACCGTCGGAACTATCATCTGCTTTTATAACTTTACTGTCACCATAACCGATTATAGACCATTCCGTCTGTACGCCGTGTTCCCACAAGGTTTGTATGTCTTTCCCTGCGCTAGTCGGAAGGATTGCTCCCTCAAGATAGACATTACCCTTTTGGATAAACACAGCATCATAACGTACACATATATTACTAGGATTGCCACCAGAGAAAAATCCTGGGTGTCCGTCTTGTCCGGTAAATCGTCCAGCCTTCATCATGCGATTTACACGCGACAGGTTATCCTCGAATTCTTTGCGCGGATAAAACCGTCTGTTCTTGTTGATTTTATCGGACTGTGCGACAATTGCGCGAAACCTCATCGAACCATCACTAGGCGTCTCTTCGAGGTCTTCGACAATTTCAGCCCTGCCAATGAATGTATCCTCGATGCGTTCCCTACCGTCACTCTTCATTTCATCAACGCGAGCTTCCGCAAGCGTGAGTAGGGATACATCATCGCTTTCCAAAATCTGAAAAAGGACATCTTCTGCTTCTGCGACATCAGTAGTGTTAGCGATAGCTTCGGCGACTACTGCTTCATTATCAACGCTATCGGTTTTGCGCTGCATCTTTGCACCGCACTTAGCACACTTCATAGCTGTACAAGGAACACCAGTATCATGTTCCTTTTCATAGCCGCATTCTGGACAAACACAAATCCCGCCGTTGCCAGCACCTGGATTTGGCGAAGCGGCTTCATCTACGTTTTCAGCATCTGGCATAAAGTGTCTCCCCTTACGTTTGAGGTTCCTGTTTCAGCAGACCTAACATCCGTATCGGTCCTCCGCAGGCTTAGATTCGGGTGAACACCACCCTATCTATTATTTTCTTATCAAGAACAGAAACAAACTATGTCAAAAAAATAATTACAAAACAGTGGCAACACTCCATCCATCTGCACCACGGTTGTATTCTTTTGACCATATCCAGTATGTATCTGTGTCAAAACTATCACATAATGGAATCATTGTCAAGGGGTTGTCCTCACTTTTGTAAAGAATTTTTCGCAATTCTTCCCGCCTCTCCTCCATCGGCAATGAAGTTATGTCTTCTCCGTCGAGATATGCGATGTCATAACAGTGTGCAATTGTTGGTATATCCATCAGATTATCACTAAGCATGTGTGCGCCAGGCATTGGTTCCCCATCTTTTTCTGCGGAGATTACACACTCTATAATGCAAGGCATTTCTAACTGTGCAACTGCCTCGCAAATGCTTGGGAATTCATGCGCTCGATTGCGCCCTCCATTACCGATGAATATAGATGTGTTGTGTTTTCCTCGATGTATTTGTGCGTCTACTCCCTCTGGTATTGCGCAAACAACATTGTCTTCTAGTGCTGACAGAACATCTTCTTCCGATTCCCATGTTACGCTATCAGATATTTCTGTGGGCGGCAGCGGCTGCCCTATTCTGATAGCTTCAGTATAGAGGAACCAGAATGGCCTAATCATATCATCAAGTATTTCACTCTCGTATCTTACTAAATGGTGTCCATGCAAATACCTCAAGCCATCAGCCAAGTCAATAGTAGTTTGCGGTAGCACTGCGAGGCCATCAGGAAAAGCAATATTGCCGATGGTTTCCAATCTGTCTTTCAGCAGCGTATTCTTGCAATTGCGGTCATTTATTTGCAGCACATCAAAAATCTGCATTACTTCATCAGCCCAGATAGCGAGAAAAATTGCGCTCTGCGGCTCCTCCATTTCTGCCAATACATCAACTGCATCAATAAATTCGGTTTCCCGTTCCCCGTCCTGATTGTAGATGACAATGTTGTCTTCTGTTTTGTGTATCTGATAGATTGCATAGTCTTTGGGAATTGGTTGTGCAATAACAGGGAATTTATAGGCACCCTGCTTGCGAAAATAACCGATTGGAATGTGTTCACCTATGGTCATATCGGTTTGTGGATACTCTACACAAGGCTGGTCTTTGCGAATCAGCCACAACTCATAAGCGGGTATCCGTGAGCGACCCTCAATATCATCGCTCCCAATGATGTTGAAATCTATGTCTGCGTCTTCCAAAGCTGCTATAGCATCAGGGTGCTTTGCAACAATTGCAGCAATACCATCATCCTCGTACAATATGCTGCCAGTAATTGATGCAGCCTCATCTGACAACTGAATAACTGCGGGCAATTCATCCCACACAGGATTATGTGCTTCGTTCTTGTCCCAATCCTCTGTGCTAATGTGTGGCTGTCCAACTAGTGCCAATAGTCTTGCAGCAAATTTGTGCAATTCTTCAGATTTCAATTCATGGGCGGCGTCATGCACCTTCAACGCTTCAGAAAGCGAAGGCAGCAATGACGTTGCAGCATCCTTCGTGCCTGCGTGGAATTCTCCATTGTGGCTGGCGCAATGAGCATTGGCCTGCTTTGTGCCCTCGGCATTTCCCCAGCCATTGCTGAAACGATAGCGTATTGAGACGGGCTTGCTCTTGTCCTTCCACCAACAGACCACGCGCTCAATTGGTTTATCGTTCACCTTTCCGCTTTTTACGGTAGCGCAGCGGTCACTTCCAGAAGAACTTGCGATACGGCAAGTGTGCATTCCAGCGAGGGGATCGCTTACTTTTCTCATTGATTGTTACCTCCATTAGTTGGCGGTTCAGCAACTATGTTTGCGGCCCACAACGCTATGTCCTCATCTGACAGTTGCAGAATCTTCTTGCCAATGATTTCCTCAGGAACACCCATCTTATGCCACCCAGATGCAGCTTGTGCGTTGTTGACTGTAATCTTGGCAACGGCTTCGGCAGTCTTCGATACTATTTTTGGATACACCAGTTGGTAAGAAGCCTTACTTGGGTCAATCCCACTAAGCAACATCTGCACTCCGAATATTTGTCGAGCACCCTTTTCATGCGTCTGTTGTGCGCGACAGCCAAGCCATGTAAACGCTTCCTTTGTTTCCTCTGGTGTCTTATCAACAAAAGACCTCTGGCCCACCCTCATATTCAAGTAGGACATCGGAACACCCAACCCAGCCAACACACGGTTCAGACTCCATGAAATATCATTGATGTTCTCTAATGCAGCGGTTCCCGAACGAAGGTTATCAACACCACCCTCAATAATTTTACCATCCCTAGTGTAAATCGAGGCGACATAGAAATCGGTATCAACATCTACTGGGTTCTCTTGGAAGTTCACGGAAAAGCGGGTATTAGTGCTGTCGTATGGAGTGATAACATCCTTCTCCATGTTTTCCCGATATTTCTTAAACTTTTCCTCAACTGCTTTAGGGTCCGCATCGATTGGAATAGGTATTTTGTGAATGCGTGTATCCCACGCCCTTGTCAGCCGTGCAATAGCCAAACTATCTTCTTGAGCTTGCAATCTTTTCCATTGAGGAATTACGGGGGCCATGTGGGGTTCCGCATATTTGCCGCCAGGATTGTTGCCAAATTGCCAGTGAACAATCTGATAAGCATACCACGCGGCTACGGCAGTACCTATATCATCTCTTTGCACATAAGCAGGTGCCTCTGCACTTTGTGGCATTTTCATATATACGTCAGGGTCTCCAGAAGCCAAGCGGCCAAACTTATCCGTATTGATTTCTATTTGCCACGGCTGTGGAAACTGCTTTATCCGTGAAATTGGTTGCAGCCTGTCATCACCATGCGGAACTAACTCTGCGAAATGGTTGCCCGCTTTCACAGCCATGCGGATAATGTTCCATGTCTGTTCCATCAACCCCGTCTCATCAGCAGTGGCTTGCATCAGCGCTAGTGCTTTCTTTTGCAACGGGCTTACTTCATCATCTTTATCTTTGACAAGCTCTATCTTGAAGCCCCAAAAGTTTTCCTCTGGAAAATAGCAAGCAGCACTGGCGATAATATCAAGACCCCTAGCAATCAGTCCATCCCCCGTATCCATACTGTCGAGGTCTTTGAACACAGAAGTCCTTGCGTGCGTTCTCCCCCACGGCACCTTCAACTCCATAGCGTTGCGACCAATGACGCCTGTACCGGCAGGAACAATCTTTGGCTTTTCTTTTCCAATCAATCTAGCCCAAGCATCTCTGGTTCGCGTCAATAAGTTAGCCATATAGCATCACCCAATTCGTCGCCTGCGTCGTGCTATTGCAACAGGCACATCTCCTAGTTGGCGAGACGGGTCTGCCGCAGACGACGCAAGCCATAACGCCATAATCATGTCTGTTGTCTTTGTTTCATAAGGAAAGCCCAACATTTCCTCAATTAAATCACATATGTCACAACTATGCAATGGGTCTGTGTGGTCTCCAGCGAATGGAAAGTCCCATTGTTCTGCCCGCATCTGCGCAACAAGCCCAGGAAGGCCGATTTCTGGGTTCCATTTTTGCGAGCCTGTAAAAAAACCTTCCAACGGAAGTTGAATATCTTGAGCATACTTGAATTCTGCTATTACTCTAATAAGACTGAGCATGGCTTCCTGTGTTGCATTATTTTCTACACAAATATTTGCGAAAGCATGTCGGAGGTGCATTTCCACCACAGTTTCTGCCACAAATTCTGAAGTCTCTCTCATCCGATGAGCTTCCAATATTACTTTGCGGTCATCTGCCATAACACCAATTGCGAAGATGGATGAAAAACTTCCAGTGTTTTTTAGCGAAGCGGCTGGGTCAAGCCCACAGTATCGAGCCACAATCGGCACCCTAGATTGCCCCATGTGTAGGTCTTCAGCCTTACAAGCATCAACTACGGCTTGCGTCCACCAAGTACGTTGCTGGCGCAACCCTTTCAAAAGGAATTGCTGGTCAAAAGCCTCGTCTCCAATTTCCTTGCGCCTTTTCTCCAGTGCTTCCAACGGCCAACGTTCAGGCCATAATGATTCTCCAGCGTCGTTAATGGCGGGGTTCTTCCACGCAAACCACATCTCGTTACCGACTAAATCCTCAATCAAATCATCTGGCGACCACGCTGAACCGATATAAAGATGGCTCTGCCCACCGATATTTAACCAATCAGCATAGAACAACCGTTTTACCTTCGGCAGGCGCGCTGGCTCCATTATTGTCTCTTTGGGACCAATAATGTCATCAAAGAGAATAAGGTCAGTACGTCCACCTGTAGCAGTAGCCGTTACGCCATATCCCTCAAGGCTAGCATCTTTTATTCCCAGATTTGCTTCTTCGTCTTTGAGAACGTCTATGGCAGTGCCAGACCATTTACCGTTGGGGTCAGGTACTAAATTAGGAAACACTCCATGCAATTCATCATTAGCTCTTATGTTCTTTTCAACTTGCGTTATGAACTTGACAGCATTAGTATCATTGTTTGAGACGATTTTAATCCTAAGGCTAGGATTGACGCCAAAAACAAAAAGCACCAAACAAAGCATTGTTTCGGTTTTGCCGTGCTCTCTCGGCCCCTCAATAACACCATTTGTGATTTGCTCACCATCTCGGAGTGTGGGTTTGACTTCCTCGCCATCTACATAAACCGTCTTGCCCTCCAACAACGGCAATACCATAGACAACGCCAACATGTACCACTCTTTGTGGTGTTTACCAACCTTCCAGGGCTTCCCCTTCTCATCCTTCATCACATACTCTGCGAAGCGAACGATGTCTTCCCGCTTCTCGCGCAAGTCAGCGTATCTGATAGCATCTTGTATTGTGTTGCCTAAAACACCCATCAATTATCCTCAACCGTAAATTCGGCGTCAATAGTTTCTGCCCCTGGCGCAGGCAACCCCATAGACGTAGCCATCTCATTCATTCTCTTCAGCATTGTGGCTATTTCTTTGCGTTGCTCTGTAGTACCTTCCTGCATTATCTGGATGAAAACATTCTGTTGGCGAGGCATCATACCACTCAGGTCTCCGGTCAACTCACTCATAAGACGAACTGCCTTGAGATAGGTTTCCGTTAGCTTTGCGGCTTTCAGCCATTGCCCATCGTTTCCTAGTTCACTCACTCCATCCCGCAACATCCCAGCTATGTTGTCAACCTCGGTGAGGACAAACGATTTCTTAGAGCGAAGTGTGCCAGCAAGCATTTCTTGTGCGCGTTCAACAGCAAGCTGCGCGATAGCGTCTTTGTTTTCACGAATGAACACTTTGACATCGTGTTCTGTACAATTCAGGACATCATCATCCTTCAATGTGTTGACAATATCTACACAACTTGTACCCATTGCACACATTTCTAACACTTTTGTGGCTGTTGAGCTGCCACTTGCTAGCAAAAGCATCACAAACTCCTCAATTTGTCCAAAGTCTTCTCAATCCATTCAGGTTGTCCAAATCTGCGCAACATTGATTGGGTGCCGATATACCCCACATTGCCATCTAATCCATCAGCAGGCACAATATACATCGTGCCATCATCACTATCCATGTGGTAGTAATCTACACCATCAATAGGCCGAAGCCTTACTTGGTGCCCCTTGCTGAGCGGGGAGAGGGCGAACACCTTTATCTTCACGGTGCCGACAACTAGCTCAGGCTCTCCTTGGCGACAGAAACGGTCAACAACAACGTCAACCCCCGCATCCCAATAGAACTGTGCGGCCCTGCCAACCACAGGGCGATGTTCATAGGTGTTTGGCTTCCTGTTGGCAATAGCGGTTTTCCTGCGAGCCTCTTTCCGCTTGATTGTCTTGCAGTCATCACAATAGCGAGTACGATACGAATCCAGCACCTTACCGCAAATAGCACACACTGGTTCAATCTCATACTGATTGGCTAAGACACGAACCCACTCCCTGGTTACGCCAATGCCTCTGCCAATCTGCGCGAAATTCTTCCCCTCATCATACAGAGCCTGCAATTCTTCTTTTGTTGCCACAGCAGACATAATATCTCTCCAGTTGTGTAGTATTGCGGAATTGTTTCAACAACTGTATGTATTTTACCACACTATGTTCATTTGTCAAGCGTTCTCCCCCAAACAAAAAAACCACCCAGAAGGGTGGCTTTAAGAAACGTTGGATGTGGATGCTGGTTACCTCCTCCTGGGTTTCTGCTCCTCCAGTGTGGCAACCAACCTATCAATACACTCCCGCAACTCTGGCTTGCCAGCCAAGAATTCTTGCGCATCTTCCCTACTGACAATATTCTTGATGATTTTCAATTGCGCAGAAGCTAGAATCCTTTGCACATGGGTAGATGACACAGCATTAATAACATCCCAACGCTCCGTCACGCAGAAGCCAATTTCAGCGTGTCCCTTACCCATTACGGCATATTGTACCCAAACCTCTATTTCATGTTCAGATAAATTGTTGAGAATATCCTGCTGCCAGATACCGACAGTCTCAACTAAGTCTTCTAGGGCTTGGAGCATTTCTGGAGTTACTGCTTCCATTCAATTATTCTCCTGCTTTGGATACAACTTGCCCCAAGCCTTTGCTATTTCATCTACAAATGCGATAACTTCTGCTTTAGGCAAACACATTCCAGATGTCATTCCGTGCGAAGAATCTGGAGATGATACGGAATAGCCCCATCCATCGTCACATTCATGTAATACAACATGACAACCGTAGGCATTAAAACTGGTATCGTGTTGCCATCCATCAGGATACCGACAATCATCAACTGCGTATACACCCCTCATTTTGATGGTAAGGTAGTTGTCATCACCTTGACAAAACGTTGTCACACCATTAGTGACATCGCGCGCCCTCATTGGACCACCAACAAAATCCCACCCTATACTTTCTGCTGAATACCTAACACCATCCATTTCTACATATTTCTCTGTGATTGCCAACCGACTCACTCCAATCCATCTGTTGTTTTATTACGTTCCATTTCCTCTTTGAAGCCCTGCCCCATTGCTATTGAAATTGCGTTGAGCTTTTTACATGTACGCGCAAATTCACGACCGAATTCCCGTGATTGTTCAAACTGGTCCTGTTCTACAACAGGGCGCATATCTTCAATCTCTATCGTTATATTTCTATAGTCATCTATTGTTGTTTTTAGACCAGTTGCCGAATACCGCTTGTCTCCTATTATTACCTCAATATTTCCTGAAACCGTGTGTGCCAATCGACTCACTCCTCCATAGATAGGGCGGGGGGCGGAATTGAACGGGTAGCCACTCGGAGGAATGGACCCTGTTGTACCACCCCCCCCCACCCGATAACCGAATTGAGACTTGTCTGTCCATCGTCCAGTAATTGCAGCCATGTTACAATTATATCAGGTCTTCAACTGAATGTCAATAGTTATTTGAGTTCGGTTGATTTACGCACCAACCCATCCAAAGCACCGCGCATTACATCAATTGCTTCAGTCATGCTGGGCGTGGTCCACGCACCAGTTACAAATACATCACCCATGTTGTAAGTTATTTCTGCCATCCAGCCATCGGCCTGTCTATACAACGACATGCGACCATCTAAACCTGGTTGCGAACCAAGTCTCAATTTTTCAGGTGGAACAGTTAGGTTTTCCATACACGCTTGGCATTGAAATGCCCCGCGCCTAGTGTGCGAAGCACATTCCGACCAATAACACTGTCCTTCATCATCCCATACCCATGTGTCACAATTACATGTGTTTCTCATTCTTCTTCCTCCGTTTTCATCTCTCCTGATGTCGGGGTTCTGGCCTTACTGGTTCTGACAATGGCGCCAGCGGCAAGTCCTTGAAGCGCTTGCGATTCACCAATCCGCACGTACATTCACCACTACCATCGTACTTATCTACCCATACATGACAACGTGGGCAATATAAGCCCCCCTGCCACGGCACAATCAGTATTGGTCCTTCTGTCTGATTAGGATTCAATCGGAAAACCTCCCGCCTGTCCAGAAACTCCATGCGTACATAGTGAGCAACGTGGCGATGGCGCACAAAACCGCACATTCAATGTATTGCCGGCTAGCAAAATACTCCCAGCCCGCATACGCAAAAACACAGGCGACAGCTATCACGAACGCAAAATGCAATGCGTCAACGACTGGCGGAGATTGTAGGCCTCGTTTCTTCACGATAGCATTATACCACCGCCGCCCCGTCGTGTCAATAGGAAAAACGAAAAAACCTGCTCCGAAGAACAGGACTTTTCCGCAAAGGCCATTGCGAGCCTTCCACCTCCACAGTAGTGGATTGTCATCAGTATAGCATATATTGCGCCCCGTGTCAAACTTTTTTCTTGACAAGCATCTGCGGATGTGCTATTATGATGTCACGGGGTATGAAGCTGGCGCCTTTCCAACCTATTAGCCACCCGCAATAGTCCTTGACGGTGAGCGGCGATGAACGTCCGGTGGTAAAGACGCGGATGCCTTTTCAATGATAGGGCAGTGTCTGCCCGAATCCAAAGCCTGTGGAGAATCGAGAAAGACGTTAGATTCGTCGAAACAGGAACCTCAAGCGCAGAGGAGACACCATTATGCCCAAACAACACAAGGAGGTCTTCCGTTATGGAAGCCAACGAAGAGATGCTTCTGCAGTTGATTGACTGGATGAATAAGACAGTCGGCCCCAACTCATTCACCTATGAAGGGTTTGACATACCTGGGGGATGGTGTCGCGCACAGTGTAAGCTATGGACGTTCACGAACTGCTATTCCATAGTGGGTGTGTGCAAAGACGGAGCAGCACCACACTACCTTGGCTGTACAGCCACATCCCGCAAGCCCCGTGCTGGTGAGGATTGGACGCGTGGCAACGACCTGCCCGACGGCCCATTCTGCCAAGAGACATTTGACGCGATAGTGCGGGCGATAGTCAAGTACGAGGCAGTGCGGGTAGCTGGAACGGTGTCGGATGTTCGTATTGAATCCCGCGCACTAACTGCCGATGAGATTCAGCAGTCTTACGAAGCAGCCGACAAGTAGTATTGAGCGCACATAAACCGTAACTGAGGTTGGGCACCCCACTGTCCCTTGTGTGCTCGGAACTACTTGGTGGTATAGCTTAGTGGTAGAGCAGTCGGCTCATAACCGACAGGTCACTGGTTCAAATCCAGTTGCCACCTCCAAGCATACGTCAGCAAATACGAAGGAGCGATGATGATGAATCTGAGTAAAGTAACACGAAGGCACCTAGAGCGGGCATTCAGGTGTCTATCAAAACAAGCATCGGATGCGGCGGTAGCAAGTTGTGGGCCAGACGAGATGGCCGGTGATAGAGACTCTGTTATGATAGCTATACTTGATGAGACACAAGACCGCAGTTGGGATTATGAGCAACCTGCCAGCCACGCCTGCCATGCGTAGGACGTGATCTTTGGTCGTTCGAGTGTCCAACCTGGAGCGACCAATGCATATTTAGCCGATACACAGGAATGTAGCTCAGGGTAGAGCGTCGGAAAAGCCGAAGGCCGTTGGTAGTGTGTTTACGGAAGCGTTCCGCACGCGATGCTTGAGGTACTACTTCGACCACGAGTTCTACTTCTCGTATTACACTCATTGTTGCAAAATATGCTGCTGCGCTAACTGTCGATACAGAAACAGACAAGAATGTGCTGAGAACAAAAAAGACTATTGCTGTCCGCTTTGGGCAACCGACCAAGAAGCGCAGAATGAAATCTGCGGAAAACCCAACCCCACATGCCCTGAGTGTGGCGGCGAAATGCAACGATACCTGCGCACACACGATGGCATAACCTTACTACTGTGGGAGTGCGATGACTGCAAAGCCTGTCCAATCTATCTCAGGGAGAGGGTCCGGTGACTAGCCAAAAGACGATAGCGCATCAACCTAAGCATCATCCAACTTCCTCTTAGCTTGTCTCCGCTGGATAGCGGGGATGTCTATTTCTCTGCGAACCTCAACAAAACCTCTGTGTAAATCATCGGCAATCTTTTCTATTTCTTTTCCTAAAGCTGTGGCCTTGCGCTTCCCTTCCAGAAACTCCAACATCCCCGCAACATACCCACGCAACTCACGCAAGTTCCCAACCAAATATGCCTTCATATACTCGTCTATGTACTGGTCTGGCTCATCAGGTTCATTATCTGGCAAGCGCGCATCAGCCCGCCTCCGCAACTGCTGCTGGACATCAGGATGGTAGGTGCGCAGGTCTATTCTTTCTCCATCAACATGAATAACATCTCCACGTGCATCATCAACAATTCCACGCGATTTTTCTGGAGATAACGCCTCAACAACCTCGTCAATTATCCCCAACGCATCGACCTCAGGGTCCAGCAGCGGCTCTGTCATCAGGTCACTCATCATTAGCCTCCATAGCGTCTAGTATGTCTTCTGGCGATGCGTCCTCGACAAAAAGCTCCGACGGAACTCCGTGCCCAGTTTCCACGTCTCCCCCGTAGTTATGACCGCCAGCGACCACGACCACCACA